GCCGAAGTCGGTGGACTTAGTGAAGAAGTCACCGTATAGGTCGGGGTCAGTCGGTCCGCTAAACCTCACCAGATAGCCGCCGATTCGACCGTCACCCAGAGCCTTAACCTCGCCCCCGTAGGCGATGAGCAGTTCGTTATCGTTCATTGTGTCTGTTGATTTGTTGAGCGGCTTACGCGGATCGTGCGCCCAGTTCATTAATGATATATCCCGTTTACTCGGGCATCCGTCTCTTGCGGGTTCTCCCTGCTCGCCGTTACGCATTCTTTCAATAAAGGAGATAGCGCGGTTGGCGTTCTTGATGTGCTTGTCTGTCCAATCGTCTTTGTTGGTTTCGAGCAGTTCAAGATTGCGGGCGATGACTGCCGCCGGGTCTACCGATGCCAAGCGGCTGCACTCGGTTTCGGACCACGCCCGAAGATCGGACGCGCTCATGTTAGCGAGCCTGTTCCACTTGCGATATACCTCGTCGAGTTCTTCCATGCCCCTTATACAGTCTGTGTAATTTGGAGTTCGCTAAAGGATTGCAAGCGCTGCTAAGGCAAGGCAATAACACACCGCTTCGAAAAGGTCTGCTGCTGTCATTTCTTATCTACCCAACCGCCGCCCTTGAACACGGTAGCAGTCCCGCCTGTGATGACGATGCGGCACTCCTGTCCGGTCGTTGGACACTTGGTCAGCGGTGCGCTCTTAATCGAAGCAAAATGCTCGAAGCGTGTTCCGTCTTTGCGTTCGTAGGTGTAGGTCATCTTATTCCCTCGAATATGATGTCTTGTAGTGCTGCGGCGATGATAGTCGCTTCTCCTTCGGGTATGCCGAGGCGTATCAGTTCGGCGTAGTAAGCGGCTATAACGAGAGCCAAATACTCAACGCTCCTGATATTTTTGTCATGCTCAGTCACCGTTATCTATCAGCACAAGGTTAAACTGGAGCGAAATATTGGCGGTATTGTTTGCCACCTTTGCGAAGAATCCAATGTCGCAGGGTCCGACAAACGGACCGCGTGACACGTGGCTCGTTATGACAAGCGTATTCTGTAATCCTTTGTGTAGTGCTTGCAATCGCATTGGCTCGTACGGAGAGGCTACATCGTCCGCTCCGCAACGCTGAAAAAAAGCAATATTGGCGTTCTTGGTTGGCTCAATATCTGCCGCGTAAGAGGTCAAAAAAGCAGTCTTTCCTTTCGGCACAGTATACGCACCGATCAGGCTCTGACCATATCCGAACACGCCATCTTTCGCTAACTGCGCCCACGTAGCACCGCCACCATCTACTCGCAGGGTTATCGTCCCGTCATGGGTACTCGCTGACGTTGATGCGTAGGTGTTTGTATTGACCACGTACATACGATAAACACGAAGCCACGTATTGCTCACGTCTACTGCTTGCGTTCCTTGCAGGGTTACCGTCTCTGTCTGCTCGCGCCAATCTGCACCTATTCCCTGAATAAGTACCTGCTGCGCTCCGGCGTTGCTCGTGCTGTCTACATCGGACGAGGACAGTATCTCCAATGATACCGGAGAGGTCGGCGTTGGATACGTCTTGCTGTCTGTAATGACCGTCCACGTTGTACCGATAGCGTCAGCCTCGCCAAACTTGTTGACTACGCTGTGGCTCTTTACGTCACCTTTAGCCACCTCCAGATAGAACTCGGCGTTGATCTGGTTGCCCGATAGGTCGCGCTCAATGCCCACCTGTCCATGTGCGGCAGTTGCAAAAAGGCAAAGCAATATGATGGCGGCGGCTCGTTTCATTGGATGCACTCCTGATAAGATAATTTTCTGGCCTCTGCCAGTTGCAGGCAGGTGATCAGTTGTAACTCCTTCTTGATTTCGGCTTGAGTGCGCTCTACCGCTTCGATACGGTCCTCCATCGTTCCTATTTGCGTCAGGATGCTGCCCTGTGCCATCTCAACCGCACCAACTCTATCTGGTATTTCACGATACCCGGCGGTCGCTACGCCGACAAGCATCGACACGACGATAACTCCGGCAATCAATTTGCCGACCTCAATAACTTTCCCTGTCTGTTCTATCTGGTCCATGTGGTTAAATAATTAAGGCAAAAAGCCCATTTGACAACGACAGTTTATAACCTCACCCGGTGGCTTACCTGCCTCGGATGGTCGCATTAACCCGTTGCTGAACGCTTCGCCGATGGGTCTTTCCTCACCGTCGAGGACTCGGTGGTTGGCATCGCCCGCTCGAGGCTTCTTCCTCGGGTCTGGTCGCACCCTCTGGTCGCTTGCGGTTATCCAGAACTTGCGAGTCATGCCTGCGGCGGTGGCGGCTTCCATCGCCCCGTAGTTGGCGGCGGCGTTCATTTCCGTTTGGGCAATCCGAAGGGCGCGGTTCTTTGATATGCCCGGATAGACAGTGCCATCTTGGTCTGTGTAGCCGGACCACATTCCGCGTAGAATCTTGGCGATGTCATCCGTTCCAAGACCCATTTCTGCGGCGGTCTGTGTTGCCGATGTGACCGTTGCCTGCACCCACTCCTTCGTGTAGTTGTCGATCAGACGGATCTGCTCGCCGCCATTTTGGGCGAGGTACGTATCAACGTTGTCCTCCCATGAAGTGTATTGCTCGTCGGTGAAGTCCTTGCGGCTTGCGTCGATGGCGTTGTAGACCTTGCCTGTAATCGTCAAAGCGGCGTTCTTCCAAGCGCCCTGATACACCTCTGTGATCGGCTCAGAGTCAATGGCTGCATCGATGTTGCTGTCGTTACGGACGGCTCGTGCTGCTGCGTCGATCTGCTTGGTGATAGCCTGCTCTATATCATCAACAAAGGAATCAACCTCTTTGTCGATTAGGCGCTCCATCGCTTCTGCGTGTTCACGCCATCCTGCCCGCGTTCGAGCGAGCGGATTGAGTGCCTTTGTGCCTTCCGGTTCGGCTTCGCTCCGGTCGGCTTCTAAAAACCCACGAAGGGCGGTCGGAACACTTCGTCGAGGTCTGCGCCTGTTGCCAAACGCTCGCGGATAATATCAGCCTCGTAATCAGCCAGAGCGTCAGGCGTGAACTTAACGTCCCGCCCCTTGCGGTTGATCTTGGTGCGCCACCTCTGGATGTCGAGGTTCTTGGTATCAGATACGGTATCAGCCGAGCGGACTTCCTGTGGCTGCTCTGCAACAACGTCCTGCCCCTGAATCGGCTCGTACCCGAGCAACTCGCGTCCCTCGTTTACGGACAACACCGGACCGCCCACGGCAAGGGCGATTGCCTGCGCCTTCTCCAGTTCGCTCTGCTGCATGACCTCGGTCTTGTGCGGCTCAAACTCCAAGTGGTAGCCGAGCGGCATCAAGAGTTGTTGGTTGATAGCATGGGCGAGTAGCCGCGCCTGTGGCACAACCGTATTTGCCATGAACGCCAACTGGTCGCTCTTGGCTGTGGCGTAGTTGGCGGCGTTAGACATGACGAGCGAGTGCGGAACGCCAAGCGTCGAGGCGATGGCTTCCCTTGCATCTCGCGTGATCACATCGCTGTGCAAGTCGGACAGGTCAGATCCTACCTCCTGCGCTGACAGCCCCTGCATCACCATCGGGTCATCGGGTGTCGGCTTCGTGCCGAGGATGTTGCGGCGCACCCACCGCTGCCACCGCTTGACCGTCAACTCGTCCGGCTGACGTGCGTCCTTGTCGGCAACCCAGACGGTCTTTTTGACCAGTCCTGATCGCAACTGACCACTCGTGTACTCTGCAAGGTCATGTAGAATCTGGCTGTGCATATTCGCCGAGCGAGCGTCTGCCGATCCCGGTCCCTGCTCTACAAAGGGCGAAGGCTGAAAAGTGCCGAGGACTCTTGAGCGTGGAACCTGAAATTTACGCTCGTTGGCTCTCCGCTCGTAATAGCGGAAGTTGCCTTGCTCGTCGGGTCCGTACTTTCCATCTTTGAAGCAGGGCTTCATGCTCGTCGGGTTAATCCATGACAGCCCGTCTGCTTTGGTGATAATCCCGTCCTTGTTGAACGTGCCCTCCTTCATGGCGTAGGCAGCACCAACGAGAGCGAGAGATGCTTCCGCTCGGTACAGGTAGTCGAAGAGGTCGAGCCACGCCAGTTCTTCGGGCGCTTCTTCTCCTGCCTTCCAAACCACGTTGGTCATGTTACCCTTGTGAACGACAAAGGGCAAGGCTGCGAGCGCCTTTGCCCTAACGTCTACACACCGCCGCGTCCAACCCTCGTCTGTCCATGCTACCGCCGGGGACATCTTGGCTACGTGTTCGTGACCATGCAGGTTGAAGATGTTGAGCCATTCGGGGTCGTTAAGGCTTACGCCCTTCGTTGACGATCCGAGTACATAAAAATCGGGCTTTGGCATTACCAGACTCCCCAAGTGTTAGTTTCGCCTTTCAGGTGCGTATAAATGGCATACCGCATGGCATCAACGGCGTGGTCGTGCCGCTTTAGAGGAACGTCCTTTAGTTCGCCAGACTTGCGGTCCTCGTCCCATCGGTATTCCCGTAGTTCATTCTGTAAGTTTTGCGACCCTGCATGAACGTTAACGTTGAAACGTTTTACAAAGTCAATACCATCTTTTACGCTCTTGTCGGCCTTATACGCCTGCAACCCTTCTCGGATCAATTCCTCAATCCGGTCCGGTTCTGCGGAATCACAGTAAATTGGCGCGTTTTTATTGCTGACTACTTTCTTTAACTCAGCAATCAGATCAGAGTTTGTTAGACCGCTCTGATAAATAACCTCCCGCACGTAGATGTCGGGATCGGTCACGGTCACGGCAACCACGGCAGAGGGGCTATTGTACCCAAAGTCGATACCGTAGAAGTCCGGCTCTCGGTGTTGGTTGTACGTTTTCCACTCTGGGAAGATAACACCCTTGAGCGCCTCGCCCCACTCCCCTCGCTCGTAGATGGCTCTCAGATCCTCTGGAAGCGATTTGAGTACGTCGATATACTGCTTGTCGAGGAAAGCATTGTCGCGCCACGTGGTACGCAGCACGAAGATGTCGGGGTTCTCGTCGAGCCACCGCCGGACCCAGAGCCGAGAATCGGTCGGGTTGAGGGTCAGCGTCACCTGCTTGTAGGTCGGCACATCGCCACGCAGTCGCAAGTCTACTTGCCGAAAGGCATCCTCTTTGACCTCGCTTGCTTCCTCTATCCAGACGGAAGTGATGCCTGCAATAGACTTCAGTTTCTCTGGGTCATCCAGTCCGGCATGGATGATCTGCGCTCCGTTGGGAAACGTGATCGACAGGTCGGAGCGGTTGGCTGTTACCTCTACGCCGAAAGCGGAAGCCACCTCGATGAGCAGACGGAAGGTGGACTCGCGGCAGGTCCGGTAGACGTTACGGATCACCAGTATCCGCTCGCGCTTATTCTGTACGCAGCGGTACACGAGTTTCTGTGCTACCGTGTAGGACTTACCAGATCCCGCCCCGCCAAACAGTACCGCGTACCTGTCCTCGCTTTTAAGAAAGCCAGAGTAGCGGCTGTTGTACTGAATCTGATCGCCAGACATCAATCATCGTGGTCGGCATCGACCGGGACGAAATTGATCTGCAAGGGCTGACCGCCGGAGGTGATGTCGATGGTGTTGTTCTCGCTCCAACCCATCTTTACCCTGCTGTAATAACGAGCGGTCTGAAACCAAGACGGGTGCGTTGGGTCCATCGCTACCGTGGCAATGCAGTCCTGCACTTCATCGGCGATCTGGTCCTTCAGGGCATTATAGACCGTCTTTACCGTCTCACTCTCTTCCATGCGGCGGTATATGCTACTGCGATGGTATCCCAGATCCTCAGCCACACGGGTGATGATACCCTTATGCTTTACAAGGGCTGCGATAATCTCTTCGTCGGTATGTCTGTTCTTGTTCACGCGCGTGAGCGTCTTGTATTAGTCCTCTGGTATGCAATGAAAGAACAAGGCGCGGAACGCGTCCATGTCGATCTTCGTGCCGGGGCAGGTTTTCTTGGCTCCTGTCTCGCGGTGTCCGAGTATGTTGTGTGGCGGTATGTCGTACAGATCAGATAGACGGTCACAAAGACGGACAGCGCACAAGACCTGCGGCAGCGTCCACATCTCGTGGTCTCCGTGACCCTCGAAAGCAATACCTATGCTTCGGTTGTTGTAACCTAACGCATGAGCGCCTTGCTCATCCTCTGCCCTTCCTGTTTCAAGCGCACCGTTCCTGCGTATGAGGTAGTGGTAACCAACGTCCGACCATCCCCTGTCAAGATGCCAACGCCGGACCCGATCAATACCTGCGTCACCATCAAAGGCGAGGGTATGCAGGACGATGTACTCGGGTGCGTTCATCCTTTATCGGATTCTTGCTTGTCTTTGCCTTCTGGGATCAACATGGCAGCAACGGCAGCAAGGGCTGTGATGGCTTCCCAGATTACCTGCAAGTCCTCAACGCCAATGGGCAAGAACTGCGCGATGATGGCAAGTCCTGCCCATGTAGATGCTTCTTTCAGGCGGTCGAGTAGTTTCTTGATCATCGTAGGTAGTACGGTTGGTGGTACAAGTGCCGAAACGGGTATCTGCTCCGGCGGGTGTGGCTTGATCTTTTCCATGTCAATATAACGCTGAAGCGGTTACCGATGTTCGAGTCTGTTGCGTAGCCTGTATCCAAGTCTGCTTGTGCAGCGCGGCGTCTGGGCTTTCTGATTGCGGTCGTAATAGGACCACCAATGATCGGAGATGTCCTCCACATTAGGTACTGGCAGCGCCTCACCGGGTCTGGCTGCGTCTCCCAGTTCGGAGCGAGCCTTGTTCTCTGATCTAACAACGGCGTTCTGCTCGTAGCCGCCTTCCCTGTTGATGCAGATTAGTTCAAAGTCCTCTGGTGCGAGGTCGTATAAGGCTATCCACTCGTCTCGTTGGTGTTGGCTGATAGGTAGCCCATGCAGTTTCCCAGAACGCAGGGCGCGTTGCCTACGGGCTTTTATAGACTGCTCCCATTGAGCGATGGACAACCCGGTAATCTTGTGGCAGAGCATCTCTGCCTCATATCCTAACGTCGAAAAGGTCAATGATCTTGGTGTTGTGTAGTTGCGCTTTCTCCTTTGCCCATTCGCGTTCCCTGCGGTCGGCGCAGCGGGTCAGGTAGTTGGTGCGAAAGTCCTCCATGTTCTCCCTGCCCTCGAAGGAAAGACCGTGGTCAAACCAGAAGTCCACGGTATCCTTAAACTCCTGCCCAGATCCCGGCTCGATGTTGCCGACGAGCGCCACCTTCTCGTTGTAGGTAAGCGTTCTCTTTAGCCTTCTCTGTATATAGCCAATCGCCTTGGCGTCGATCTGGCTGGGCTTAAGTGTTTCCATATTCATTCTATGAATGTAGCCTCTCTCGGCAGTCCGAGTCAATCCTTCGCCATGTGCCGCGTATGGCTTCTTTTTGGATTTGTTTTGTTCTGTCTCTCAGGATACGGTGTGCCAACCCTGAATGTCAAAAGGGTACAACAGGGGTTATATATAAAGCCGAAAGAACGCCGCCCCTGTGTGCTGTTCGGGATTCGTTGCCTGCATCCCCAACGTGTTTCGGTTGACCTCCTGCGCCTCGAACGGCTCCGCTTCCATAACCACGGACACCTGTCGCATCAGCCAAGTCAATAGTAAACGCGAGATCGCGATTGGTTCAAGACAATCTGGGTGCATCTTATCCACCAAACCTCTCATTCCGTCTTAAGTGATCTATTTGTGTGAAGTGTTTGTTAAGGGTTGTGTATATGTCAAAAAAAAATCCGACCTTTGCATCAACAAACGGCGCGAGCCATAACCAACCGAGAGAGACAATGACTATCGAGAACATGACCAAAGTCACCGAGAACTTGGCAACACTTAACCTGACAGATATGGAAACGATGTTCATGTTTGCATTGATCTGCGTAGGCACAATCCCGACAGAGCCTATGTTTTATGACCGAGACATTCAGGACTATTCCAAAAATTTGGCGATTGACGTTAAGGTTTTGCGTGGTGTTGTCGGATCGCTTACAAAAAAAGGTCTTGTTGATCCTGACTTCTTCGGAGATGATACACCGGACGGAAACGTCATCGGGCTGTGCCGCGAGTACTTCTGGCTTCACCCAGAGATTGACCTGTCTTGTGAATACTAAGCCGAAACGCCCTTCGGGGCGTCCACCGGGGATCGTCTCCCGGTGCTGATGAGGCAGACACCTCGAACCGCCGCGCCGTAACGCGGCACAATCAAGAGAGAGAAAATGAGCAAAATCAAGTATCCGCTCAAGAGCAAGTATCCACTCATGCTGCCTGATGACACCGAGTCATGCGATGAGTACTGGGTTAGAATAACCTTCGATTCAGGATTTGGATATGGCGGGTGGCAAGACTATAAGGTTCGCCACCATGACGAAGCATTCTACCTGTTCCGACAAGAAAGCCGTTTCGAATCGGATCAGATTGTAGATATGCAGAAGATCTCCTTAGAGGATTACAAGCCGCTGCATTAGGCAGCAATCTGAAGGTCGCAAACAAACACACGCCGCCCCGTAAGGCGGCACAAACCGAGGTCGGAAGTAATTAGGCAAAACCTACCCATAAAATGCTTCCGATAACACCAACCACGAGAGAACAATGACAAAGACACAACTACTACGCAAGGTCGAGCGCCTGTTGGACAACTTAGACAAGGTGTTCTACTGGGTCATCCTGATCGGCGCTTCTTACTTCATCATTAGAACCATCGTTGGATAATGGCACTCAAGATAGACACCGACCGCCTCGACCTCTGCCACTACGTCAGCCAGAAAGACAACGACCTCTCGTGGTGGTTTGACTGGTGCAAGGACGAAGATCCCGTCACCTTTTGGGAGCGCAGACTTGAAAAACGAAGGCAATCAAACGGAGCCAACAAAAACAAGCGAAAGAAAAAATGAGCTACGAAGAAGCTGCGATATTCCTGACGGGCGCTCTTTGCGCCTCGGTCTTGACTTGGATTATTGCAATCCTAATGTCAAACATAGAAAAGCCGGAAGGCGGCACGAGGTTTACAGGCGATCAGGTCGCTATGCTGAACAAGCTGCTTGACGAGAACGATGTACAACTAACCAACAAAGACTGATGTACTACAACACAACCAGCGAGACAGGCGAGCAACTGGCAACCGCAACCCAGTCCGCCGCATCCCAGACCCAGCGCATCCTCGACCTGTTCAGGTCAATGCCCAACACATCCATTCATGCGTGGACCATCAAGACATTCCTGCGTGGCGATGTGCCGATCACGAGCGTCAGGCGAGCCATCACGGACCTGCACGATGCAGGGAAGATAGAGCGCGATGATTCGGTGTATGCCGGACCCTACCGCCGCAAGACGTATACGTATCGATACCTTCGGGACTGATTGTGAATAGAATGCGAAGGGCGTGACAATGTCAGAAAAAAGCGCGAGTTTGTTATCAAGACAACGGCGCAAGCCATCACTAACCGAGAGAGACAATGACCAAGACTGTTTGCACACCTTCGCCGCTTAATAGCCGAGACGAGTTCATCGCCCTTGTTGATGCCGCTCTTTTTGAAGGACGCGCTGTTGAGATTGATCTGAGAAGAGCGCCTGCTTCTCATTTCGTTTACCTTCGCAACCTGTACGCAGCAGGCAAAATTGACCGATGCTCCGATGAGTGGATGGGCGTGATAACATTCGCCGCACCTGAAGTTGCACATCGATAGTGCAATCTTTGAACCAAGAACAACCCGCCGCCCTGTAAGGCGGCAAAACCTTACCAAGACAATGACACAGAGAGAGACAGACAACTTCGACGCCTACTACGACGAGATTGCCGACGAGCAGTACGAGATGTGGAAGGAGCAGAAGGAGATTCCGCAACTGCGGACGATCGATACAACATCACTTCAGCGTAGCCTCGACCGCATGGCGGCAATCCTTAAAGAGATGAACGAGGTGACAAAATGAGCGGTATCGTAAACATACACGGCAAGCAATACAAGACCGTGGCGCTCCGTGTGAGCGAGTTTCGTGAGAAGTACCCCATCGATGATGGATGGGGTATTGAGACTCAATGCTACGCCGTTGACGCACAGACGGTCATCATGCGAGCCGTCATCACAGACCCGCAGGGTCGCGTAGTGGCTACTGGTTACGCCGAAGAAGAACGATCTCAGCGCGGCATTAACAGCACGAGTGCATTAGAGAACTGCGAGACTTCGGCAATCGGTCGGGCGCTGAGTGCTGCCGGGTTTGGCGGCGATGCGTATGCGAGCGCCGATGAGATAGCGCAGGCGATCAGCAAGCAAGGCAGCAGCCCGTCAGCCGCACCGGGTCAGCCATCGCAGAAGCAGAAAAACTTTGCGTGGTCGCTCATCAAGAAGCAGCCCGAGGACAAGCAGGAAGCATACATCAAACGAGCAAAGACGGCAGATGCCGCTGCGCTCTCAAAACTGATCGACGAACTCAATGGATAGCACAGCAAGAAAGAAGATCGAAAGCCAGATCCGCAGGGCTGCGAACATGATCCACACCCGCATCAAGGTCGCGGCACTCGGTATGCAGGAAGCGCAGACCTACTGGATCGAAAGGGATGAAGGGTACTTCGAGGGATTTGAGCATGGTCTCAATGCTTCCAAGTTGCACATAGAGGACGCTATGCAGGCGTTTGTAGATGGCGAACTGGTCGAGGAGGTACTTGGCGATGCCTAACATACCAGAGCGTTCTCAGATGATTAAGGAAGCCGTGTCTATTGCAACGGGCGTTCCTATCTATCGGATGATGGTTCACCATAGAAGTCATGACAGCATGGCGGCTCGTAAATGTGCGGTAGATTTACACCTGCACAATCTTGGCTTCATGGGTACGAAGTGGATCGGTCAGCAGCTTGGTATTGATAGGGTCGAATACAAAAACACCAAGCTGTTCGTGGACAAGCTGACCCACGCATACGCTCAACACTTGTATGACAAGATGGTTAAAGAGGAATTATGAAGCTACACTGGACAGAGGAACCGCAGTCTACGCCAGAACAGGATGCGCTCGTGTGGCGCGTCAAGGCGTGGCTCATACTAAAGATCAAGAGGCTTATCGCATGACCCTCATTGAACAACAAATATACGCAGAAGTCGGAGCAGCAATAGAAAACTGCACCCAACGGGAGAAACTTGACATTGCAACGTGGATCGTTTTATCATGCCTGAACGATACGCAAGAGGGCATGACCGGAGCGGATTCATACCTTGATGTCGTGACCCGGCATTGTGGCGATATACTGACCCACGCTCGTGGTCGGCTCATGCGATACGGCAACAACGGATACCCGAAACGATAACACAAACAGAGAGAGACAATGAGCAACCAGAACCTTTTTGACCTGACACACAACCAACTGGCAGACCTTGCCAACTTGGAAGAACTGCTCGAAGCAACGGGCGGCGAGATAACCGAGGATGCCGAGGCGCTACTCGACCAGATCGCACAAGGCGAGGATGATATCCTTAGCAAACTGGATTCATACGCCGTGGTGATCGCCCAGATGGAGATGGATGCCGAAGCCTACGAAGCCAAAGCCGCGTACCTAAAGGAGCGAATGGACACCATGAAGGCTCGCGCCAACAGCAAGCGCCGCGTGGTTGACAGCCTCAAGGACCGCATCATGCTATCCATGAAGATGCTCGGGATGCAGAAGGCAGAGACACCCAACCACGTCAGCGTATCAGTACGCAAGGCGAAGGCTCCGGTTATCATCGAGGATGAATCGCTCGTGCCGGATGAGTTCGCCAAGATCACACGCCGCCCAGACAAGACCGCCATCGGCAAGGCTCTGGCTGCGGGTCTGGAATGTGACTTCGCTGCGCTCGGCGAAGGCAAGGAATACGTAGTGCTGCGATAATGAAAGACCAAGAACACCGGGAGCAGGTGGCGCTGTTCAAGGCGCTGAAATTACAAGAGCGGACCAACCCGCTATTCGCCAACGTCTTTGCGATTCCGAACGGCGGTCATCGCCACATTAAGGTCGCGGCGAAACTAAAAGCCGAAGGAGTGAAGGCAGGCATCCCCGACATTTTCGTGGCGGTCCCCAACTCGTACTCGGCAGGGCTGTTTATCGAGATGAAGGTAAAGCCCAACAAGCCGAGCAAGCATCAGAAGGCGTGGCTCGAAAGGCTCGAACGTGTCGGGTATGACTGTCTGGTGTGCTACTCGTGGACGGATGCGTACAAGGCGATTACAGATCACATCAACAGCGTCATCTCGGATCTGGCTTTGTGAATAGAATGTGAAGGGCGTGTATATGTCAAAATAAAGCGCGACCTTTATATCAACAACACGGCGCAAGCCATAACCAACCGAGAGAGACAATGACTATCGTAACAGAAGCAGCCAAAGAAACCACCACCACTACCGTATTAGTAGAACCCTTTGTTGATTTGCCTGATTTTGAAATGGGCGTGGTACGCAACAACATAGTCGATGACGGAGGCATTGTATTTTTAGGCGCAAATGGACATCACGGAACCGTATTCCGCCTTACAACAAACCGCGAAAAGATAGTGATGGCGAGAATCCTCGAGTCCATGGCTGAGGGGTTGCGCTCAGGTATCAGGATGAGCCACCGACGAGAGGCGATTAAGGCAAGCAAACTTCAGGAAGAAGCGAAGTAAGCCGTAACACAGCACAGGACGCCCCGTAAGGCGTCCTTTTTTTATGCGGTTAACTTATCGGGCAAAGATAGATCGTGCGGCACAGGCGATTCTACGAAGCCTCAGAGCGTCTCCATGGTCTGAAAGACAACCTGCTGCTTCTTGTAGTCATGTGTGAAACGCAGCCACCACCCGCCGAGCGGTTTGGGTGGAGCGCCTCGTTCGACGTGCCAACCGCCCTGTGTGTTGTACTCCTGCTTGTAGGAAGATACACAGAGGTGGATCTGTGGACGTAGCACCAGCTTCCCGTAATCAGTAATTGCTTCCTTCACAATCTCCATCCGCCAGCGCTCGTGGATGTGACCAGTGACAACGATGTCAGCATCCGAGTATATCTCGGCGTTGCGTTGTGAGATAAGCGTTCCGCGAGTTACCCTTCCTCCGCCGCCCGAGCCATGATAATATCGAAGCCAGACGCTTTTCCTCTTGTGTGGCGTGGCGAAGCGAAGTTTGATATAGCCACCATAGCCGCCAACCTGAACGTTAGATCCTGTCTCCTTGTTTAGCCGATAGGCAAAGCGAGCGAGGATGTCCGTCTGGTGATGTTTTATGATCGCGGTCTCATGGTTGCCATATCCGAGGACGGCGAACTGGTGGGCGTACGGTTTAAAAAAATCAACCGCCGTGTTCGGTACGTCATCGAAGTATTCTTCGCCTCGGTGGATGGGTCGCAGAGCATCCGAGGACTTGCGCCTGTCATACTTGCCCTGCATCAAACAGAAGAAGTCTCCAACGTCGATGACCGGAGCGTTGCGCTCCTTTGCCAATTCGAGATGCTTCTTTTGCAGCGACCAGTCGGAGTGTTGGTTGTCCCAATGGCGGTCACCCGTCAGGAGTACCCACTGCTCCCAGTCTTTGTTTTCAAACTCATCGTCGAACTCTATCTGGTGTGCATCAGGTCCAAGCCGAGAGACGGTCCACATGGTGTCGTTGGGTTATTGAGGCCAAGCGTGTGATCGTATATCGTAGGCAAGCGCGGCTGCAACACCCATGTCGTGCAACTGCTGCTCTAAAGCATCCGATTCTGCCCTTACTGCTTCGATCCAATCCCACGCGACCGAGATGCTTGCCAGTTCTGCCTGCTCGTCATCGGTCAATGGGCTTGTGTTCTGCAAGGTTAAGACGCGCATCGTCATATTGCGCTGCTTCCAATCGGGGTATCTTTCCTCGATAATCTGCTTTGCCACTCGTTTGACCTTTTCGGTGAGAAAGTCCCTGTGCAAGTTTACTTCTTCCTCTGGTCTCGGTGTCGCTGCGCCCCATTGTTGCAGGTAGTGATCGCCGTTCTTCACCGGGTCAACTTGAACGTTGATGTGGGTGTATTCGCTTTCGGGTGGTTCAGTCCTAACAAGCGGATATATGCCCAACTCAGGGTTCACGTAATCCGTCAGCACCTTTGGAAAGGATACGTGCGGAAAGGCTTTTAGAACGTTCTTTCTTGCTACGGGATAAGAAAGCGTTCCGTCTTGATTCTCAATTACAAAGATGCTCATGGCTTATGGGGCAAAGAGGGTGACTTGTCTTGAATCATCAAAAGCGGCGTCATTCAGAGTCGCTGCGGTGGACATGGTTGTCTTGCCCTCCCAATCAAAAACCACAAGACGGGATGATGCACTGTAGCCGCCGCCAATGACATAAATATAGTTTTCGTAAGCGTCACAACTCCTGACATCGTATGCGTAGACGTTGTAGTAGTTGATTTGGTTGGTGATGGAAGTGCCGTTGTTAGTTACGATGTTCATCTCCCTATCATCTCGCGCCATGACAGCCCATCCACTATCAGATACCCCGTCATAGTTCGGCAAGTATTGCAATCCGGTAACGCCTACTGGTCTGTCGTATAGGTCTAAATCATATGCCGATGTATACCAATCCAAACTTGTATCGCTCGCCCACTTAGTTAAGCCGAAGTAATTCCCAGCGCCACCGCCTGCCATGTATATCTCGCCATCGTTTGGGCTTACTTGGTAGTTAAAAGCGTAAGAATAGGGTTCATACCAAGCGTTGCGTTTTGCGCTATCAGACGGCTCATTTGATGCGTTTAGAGTATTAGGGTTGATGTATGAGGCTGATTTGTAATAGCAATACTCTCCGTCGTTACTTGTAGCGATAGCGATTCCCTGACTTCCGCTATCCTGTGCATGGTATCCAATGGTTGTCATATTGGTTGGGTCGCTGATGTCTATTGTTGCGACCCGTCCGTTGGAAGAATTGCTGATCCACAAGACATCTTTGGTAGGGTGTACGATAGCGTTTTGTGGCGATGTCAAGTTAGCATCGCTCCACTCGCCCAGTATTTGCGATGCGCCAAGCGTGTTAACATCAGACACATCAATAGCCACGATTTTACCAGAAGTATCGCAGCAGTATATCACGCCATCTTTACAACTTGCTTTGCATCCATAATTGCCGAAAGCATAAGATGTTGTATAGGATGCCGTGACCGATGGGCTTGTCGGGTCTTGTATGTCTACTATTGCAATATGACCCGATGAACTTGCGCTAAACAGGTGCGTGGGCGCGACATCGGGGTCTCCGTCCATTCTAAATACACCGCCGCTCCCGCCGCCGCCAGACGCTCTCCGAAGGGCTAACATTCCCGGTGTAAACATCTTACTTACTGTCTAAAGATGAGACGATACCATGCCACGTTGTGCCACCATCGCGGGTGTAGAAGACCAGTATATCAACGCCTGCGGCTGTCAGCGTTGGTGCGGTCCCGCCTTCCCAATCTACGGCAGCAGGAAACGTGAGCGTATACGCGCCGCCGTTGGTCAACTCAAGAACGAAACTGGTAGCGTCACCTGATGCGATAGGGTTTGAGAACGTCAGCGTGAGGTTGCCGCCAATGGTTGCTGTGTGAACGTTGCCGTTCTCAAGATCGATGGTCGTGGCTGTGGTGATGCTGCCGTGAGCGTAGACCTCCATCGCGTAGTCTTTGACGAGCGGACGCGACAGCGTAGAGTCTGCCATGTTAATATCGCCCGAAAGCGATGAGCCAAGAACGGTTGCGCTCGCTGATACCGTTCCTGTGATCTTTGAACCCGGCACTTCTGCCCCGCTGCCTTTAAGCAGGTTGGCAATCTGAACGCCCTCGTCGTTGACCCCATCGGTAACGTATAGCCGATCGGTCCCGTCCGGCGCGGTGTTTTCTGCTAAGTCGTGTACTGTTGCCATCGTCTATCCCTTAATCGGTGTTGCAATAAGATAGGTGATCGGGTCGGGTCGAAACCACGTGGAATTAGCATCTGCGTTTTTGACGTAGTACCAAGAGAGAACCGCGTCCTGATCTGCCACAACGATCATGTCTACCCACAGAACAGGCTCGTTCGCGAAGGTGACGTTGTTCGTGCCCTTGATTGCGCCGATAAGACCCTCGTCGCTTGATCCTGTAAAACTATCAACACGCAAGAAATCGGTGCTGCCTGATAGCGCGGCGTTGCTCTTGCAAGCCGCTACATAAGCAGTAAGACCTGCGCCCAAAGATATACCGGCATTTAAGGTATCATCCGTGGTGTCGGCGACAGGCTTTTCTACCGAGAAGCAGCCGCGCACGTAGTAGGTGTGTCCTGCGTCAAGCGATAATGTCGTGACATAATGTGCCGAAGGGTCGTTTGCTACCTCGCCACTCGTGTCAAGTTCAAACTTAAGCAGGTCCGTATCGGTGTCGGCTGTGCCTCCATCATCGCCTCGGTTAATGGTAGCGTTCAGCGATTGCCACGCAGTCCGGGCAACGGTATCGTCGGTCTGTGGGAATACGGTGGTAGCCATTACCCGAGCAGCCTCCGAGCATACAAGAATGAACCCGCCTGTATGGTGGAGTTGCTTGCATCGCTCACGTTCTGCGCCCACTCTAAGCCAACGGTCCCGCTTGTGCTTGTTGTGACTACGCTGCGGATAATGATTGCCGTGTCGCTTGTATTTTCAGGAGTACCCGCCTCGGCGAAGATTATGTTGTTGCCCTCTTGGTACGAATAGTCAGAACTACCGAAGCCCTTCAGATCCCACTTCAGGTTGCCTGACCCGGTGCTAATCTTTAGCACAATCAGCAGCTCGTAGGTTTCGCCTGTGCCTGCGGTCCAAACAAGTGAATCATCGTCTTGCAGGGTTGTGCTTGATGCTACTGACTCGTCGGCGGTCTTGACCTTTGCCACGTTGTAATCGTTGGCGATGTCCTTCAGGTGAGATACCGCTGTGACCCCTGACCCATCTGTTGTGGCTGTTCCGAGAAAAAGCGTATCAGCAGGCTGCGTCCCGCT